TTATTGTTCATTTTTAAAATCAATGAGTTCTCGTATATCTTCTATCGCAAAGGCTTCCCCAATTTTCGATAACGCTGATTTAGGTATTCTCTCCATTTTATTATTAGAGAGTTCTGAAATGGTCCGCCTGGACAGACCTGTCATTTTTTCTAAATCACGTTGCGTAACATTGAACTCCTTCATTAATTGCTTCAATTTGATATTGATTATATAGCTCATCCATATAGCCCACCTTAAAAAAATTTAACTTTCTTTCATTGGACAAGGTATTTTCTTGGTACGTTTAACGTACATTATTACTACCAAGTCAAATACCACATCAAATACCAACGCCACTACCAAATTAGATTCCAGTCACACTACTTTATAACCTACCAAGCGTACTACCTGATTAGGTACAAATCACACGTAAAAAGCTATGCCAGATACCCTACCAGTTTAACTACTACTCTAGTATTCAATTAGGTATAGGCGAAATCCTTTAATATCAATACTTTATTGCTTAATTTCTTCTTCCAGTTAACATCAACTAATACTACGTATTAGAACCACTGTGGCGCGAGTCAAATAGAAAACGAAAGGAGATTCAAGATTGATTAATTTTCCAAAGACTATTTATATAGCTTTTGCGGGATGTGCGGGAAGAATACAGCTCATAAAGGTACTCGTTGCACACGATGTGGATGTTAAATAAAAAGGGGGTAGTATAAATGTTATTCGAAATTTTAACTACAACTGTAATGGGCGGGATTGCTGTAAAAGCTTATCTGGCCAAAAATGATTTGAGTGAGAACGACAGCGGGAAAATCCAACGCATTCTTTCTCTGTCTGGCTTAAATGTCAAAGATGGAAGAGACACATTAACGACTCAACTTGTCCGTAAAAAGAAGCATGAATGGGGATGGGAATACAAATACCGCATACCTTTCGGAAGAAGCTTTGAGGATTATGTAGCGAAACAAAAAAATATTGAGGATGGCCTTAATAACCGTAAGAAACAGGTTACTCTCCAAGATTTGAAATTCGATAAGAATATCCTTAAAAACATCCTCATGTTGAAACAAACTAAGCTTACTGAACAAAAAGAAGTTGAGATGTCTTTTGACGGTTTGCTCTGTATTCGTGTTTATGACAAGCCATTACCTAAACAAATTGAGTGGGACGAAAGCTACTTGAAAAAAGGTACATGGTTAGTGCCTATTGGAAGTATGCGTAACAACGACACCATTAAACATGATTTCGATAAAGATAAACATTTAATAATTGCCGGAGCGACTGGATATGGAAAAAGCGCAATTTTAAAACTCATTGCTACAACTTTAATTGATCAGCAGCCAGAACATGCCGAGTTATCGTTAATCGACTTAAAGGGCGGTTCTGCTTTTCATCGGTTTAGGGATTGTAAGCAAGTCAAATACTACTCGCGGGATCCGCAAGAAGCTGAAGGAGTTTTGAAGAACATTCAATTAGATATGAATGAATCATTTGAAACGGTAGTAAACAACGGGTTCGAAGATGTGAAAGAAGCTGGTATTAAAAAACGTCATTTCATCATTATTGATGAAGCTGCAGATTTAGCTGACTATGGGAAAGCAATGGATATTATAACAGATATTGCCCGCCGAGGAAGATCTGCTGGCTATTATCTTATTTTTTGTACCCAATATCCAACTACACAAGTCATACCCTCTCAGACAAAAAGAAATATTATCGCCCGTTTGTGCTATGTGGTCGATACAGATATAGCTTCCCGTGTTGTTTTAGATGAAAGTGGTGCGGATAAGTTGCCTGATATTCCAGGTAGAGGTATTTATAAAAATAACGTGAAGCGTTACGTTGTGCAGTCCCCTTACATCTCGAATTCAACCATTCAACAACAGATTTCCCCATATATCCAAAAGGAAGAGGAGGTTCCTAGTGCTATTGAAAACCCATCTAAACGAACGCCAAGAACAAATCCTATTACTTTTGAGCAAATTTGATTACATGACTAGAGACCAACTACGCGTGTACTTTGGTTTGCGATCCGTTCGCAATGCAAATCGTATTTTTAAGGAACTGTCTGATTACCTGTCTGTTATCCGCGATGGCTATCAATCCATTTACTATCTCAATAAATCTGGACGTGAATATGTTGGCTGTGAAAAAATCCGTAAAAAAACTGGTAATGTAGAGCATACTGTCATGCGCAATGAATTATTTCTCTTTAATCAATGTCCGGCTGATTGGGTAAACGAAATTAAAGTATCAGATGGTGTTACAACCGTGGTAGCAGATGCTATGTATACACACTTACATACGAAACATTTTGTTGAAATTGATAACCTACAGACCATGCGTGAGAATCGCTTGAAAATAGAACGTTACAAATCTTTAGGGATAGCTTTAGAACAGCAGTTAGGTCACCCTCCTGCTCTTGTATGGCTTACCACCACAGAGCTAAGAAGGATGCAAATAAAAGAAGCTTGTGAAGAATTACCGTTCGTTGTGAAGGTATTTATATATGAAGAAATCCGATAAAGGAGAGATGGAATGTTCTTTAATAAAAACAAAGTGGAAGTTGTGCCTGAAAGTAAATGGACTGATTTTGGTAGCCAACATGCTACACGTAAGGACTTAGCTATTGCTGCATGTGTGCCTGCTGTAGCTAGTCTTGGAATGGTCGCATGGAATAGTTTGACTAAAGTTTCAACTGCTCCTCTAGAAGCGGCTAGCAACAATATAGGTATAGAAGAAATTACACGCACTACAGTGTCAGGTCCAGCTATGCCTCCAGGTACTCCAGATACTTATACAACTATACCGACAGGCGCTGTTACAGACCATATAGCAGGCACTTCATTAGATGTGCTTACAACGATCATGAATCCCATTATTGATATCCTCGTCGCCCTAGCATTGCCCCTCGCTAGTCTTATGATGGTCGGTGCATGTTTCTTTATAATTTTAGGACAAAAGGAGAAAGCATACTCAATATTTTTCAATAGTGCGATTGGTTATGTATTGATTCAGATGTCACCAATGCTTCTAAACATATTGAAAACTGCAGGTACAGCAGTTCAACCACATTAAAAAAATCCCCTCTTATTTAAGGGGATGAGATTCTTTCACAATTACTTGTGATATACCTTTTTATTAACTTCCGCAACCGTTTTATATTCTATATTTAATAGGCGTTTTATTTCTTCGTTAGTCCAATTTCTTAACGCCACGTTGAAATATCTATGGTATTCAGTTGCACCGCGATATAACACTTCGTAAACGGTAATAAAATCATCTTCTCTTACTTCTTTTTCTATTCGTACCCCCAAAGATCCTAGTTGTCTTTTGACATTCAGTTTTTCTTGTTTTATTTCTTGAATCTTACTCTCAAACCACATATCGAAAGCTCCATGCGATTTAAAACTATCTAAAAACTTACGATCACGCTCTAGTGTCCGTATTGTTAAATCTAGAATAATTTGTTTATGCACTAGATCGCTGTGTTCCCTACTCATACGACTTCTCGTTCTTTTCTAAGGACTGGCATCACTGCAAGAACATTATCTGTAATAAAAGTACGCTTAGCATGCTTAGTGAAGCAAAATGCTTGGAATCTGTCACCAAAAATTTTGATTAGCTTTACTCGTCGTTTAGTTATCTCACCTGATTGAGAAATGTACATTAAATCAACCAATTGATTATGCTGCATCGCTTTCATTAACTGCTCTTTCATCTTGTCTCCCCCTCAAAATAGAACGCTTGTTTGTCTAATTATAAAGAACATTTGTTCTTGTTTCAAGACAAAAAAAGCCCTATTACCATTATGTGTAACAAAACTTTAAGTTATGTATGCAGTTAAAAACAAAAAAACGCGGCTAGTCTCATGCTTTTTAGTAACATGGGAAGCCGCGTTTTTAATGTCAATCAAAATAAAATAATTTAATGTTCTTATTTCAAGTAAACAAAAAACCTTACCGATTAAAGTAAGGTTTTAAATTTCTCTTTCTTTAGTTAAAAATGGATTCTTTTTTGGTTCTACTTCCTTAGTATTTTCTGAAACTTCGTTACCGTCTTTTCCTGCTTGCAAAAGTAGAGAAACTACTACATACAGAAAAAGTGCTAAATATACTGAATAAGCTACAACTAAAAGGCTCCAAACACTTGAAAAAATTATTTGTGTTGGGCTAGATATATTATAAAAGTTTGTAGGTTGTCCGGCCTTTCCTTGGATATACACTTGAAAGACAATCGTGAAAACAATACTGGAAATACCCGTCACTATGGTGGCTATGAGTAAATATAAAAATTGCTTTGTATATTCTTCATCACCCAATATTTCTTTCACTAATTTGGTAGTCATAATTGAAGCTATAATAGAAATAGAAGTTGCAAAAAAGCCTAAAGTTATACTTGAAACATTTAGATATCCAGATAGTGCTTGTTCAAATCCATTAAGGGAAAAGAAGTTTATTTTTTTAATAAACACAATAATAGCCACGACAATGGAAAAAATGCCAAGCATCCAAAAAAACATTAGAAATTTTCGCACTTGGTCCCCCTCTTCCTATTATATTTTACTTTTCATTTTCTCATATTCATTAACCATCTCACTAAATACGCTTATAGGATTTAGATGCTTTTCTTTGCCGAAAGTGAATTTTAAATAACTCTCTAGTTTCTGATCTAATAAATCTATTTTTTCAACCCTAGAATCTTCATCATCTTTACCATGAATATGAAACTTCTCAACATCTGATGAATCAATGTATCTCTCTAAAATGCTATCAGAAACATCCTCTGGAATATGGCTTTTTTTAATCGGCTGGCTTGCTATTGTAATTTCAACATACCTAATTTCATTATTTGAATCGTTCTTACCTGTTACTTTTTCCAATATGTGCTTAGCAGCTTCTCCTGTTGTTCGTACAGACATTTTTCTAAATTGCGTTTTTTCTTTACCTCGTCGCTTTGCTGTTTTGTCCATGATAACTTGTAGGCTCGTTTCTTCTTCAACATCAAACTCTTCCATCCAAGTACGAATTACTCCACCTAATGCTGTAGGGCTTAAAGAATCTCTATTACGTTGAATCATAAGGACTTTTTTATTTGTATCATAAAGCACACTTACTTGATGTCCTACATATTCATTATCTAAAATTGTTATTACGTCAGATTTTCCATGCAAAGTAGTTTTTACAGGAAGATGATAATCAATAAGTCTATCGAATACAAGATGATAATAGCCTAAATTGTCAACGCTAATGTCACCTAACCGAACAAATTCTCCATTGTATTCATAGACTAACTTTTCAAATGTTGATGACCCCTTATTGGTTGAGTAATTATTGTAAATAGCTTCTAGAATCGTTTTAATACCCACCCTCGATTCCGAACCGTCTTCTTTTTTCCCGACTATAAAGAAGTAATTAAACCCAATTTCTTTTGATCTAAGCTTGGTCTTTGTTGCCTTTTCATTTGAACTTTCTTGCAATTTCAGTTGTTCTTGTTGCTCTTCTAGTTGGTCTTGTTCGTCTATTATTATTGTATTATTCACCATTTAAACACTCCCCTTTTATACCATTTTATTGTAATAAAAGTGAAATGTCTTTAATACTTTTTTACTACGTCCTAATCCTTTCCAAAGATAATTTTTTAAAAAGCCTCCTCCCCCATGTGTAAGATGGGGATTATGAAATGTTATTTATCTACTGTATAGGCTTTTACATACTCCCGATTGGCTGTGATAAAGACACACTTGTCTTTATCTTTAACCAAGAAACGAGGTGTACCATTCTTTGCATATACAATAGCCTCGATATCAATTTTGGTATCTTTTTTGTATCTGTTAAGTTCTTCTTTAAATTCAACATCTGCATATACCCCTGCGTTTGTTAATAAAACTAAGCGATCAAACTTTTCACTGTAATAGGTGCTTTCTTTTGGTTTGGCTACTGGCTTAGAAACACCTTCGACTTGGTTTTTTGTATATCCTAAATGCCCTGCCATAACTTTTGCAATAGCTTGACATAATGCTTCAAAGTTATTGCGATATGCAGCTGCATCCTTTTCCGATGTCACAAAGCATACTTCTAAAAGGATTGCTGGCTTATTAGTGTTACGCAGGAAATACAATTCCTTTCGTTCCTTTGCTCCCCTGTCTACAATTCCAAGAGCTGTTGCCATGGCCGCACTCATTTTGGCTGACAATAGTTTTTGGTCATAGTATAAACATTCTGTTCCTGTTGCCGCAGGAGTAGCGCTGTTAAAATGAATAGCAACATCTAGTTCACGATCTTTATTGTTATGGAAATTCACGATATTAGCTAAGTTTTGATTTTGCGTTGTAGCTGTTGTTTCGTGATACTTATAACCCTCACCGTTGTACTCCTTAGTTACAATATCGTATACACGATTGACAACCTTTTTAGCCTCTTCATGCTCATTTAGAATGCCAACCGCTCCCGATACTTTATCACCGTGTCCGCTACTGATTACAAATTGTTTTCCCATATTATTTCAACCCTTTCTTTTTGAGTTCTTTTTCTTGGATTTTTGCTACTTTGCTTACAAGATAAGTGTTTTTCCAAATCCCATAAACAACTAAAGCGAATGGTACTGCTGCTAAAAGAACGTTGGTAAACGCATTAATAGAATCATCTGTATACCACTTGAGATTAATACCTACTGATTGCAAAAATAAAAGGACTGCTGATAGCAATCCTCCGAATAACGCAATATATTGTTTTAACTTGTCTGTTGTCAATTTCACGACCTCCTATTTAAAAAATGCTTTAAAAACTGCAAGGATTCCTAAGATAATAGTGACTATTCCTCCGGAACCAATAGCCCCGTAAAGAGCCACTGTTACTTTGCCCTTCAAGTCCAATTTTTTAATCTGTATTTCTCTATCAGTTTCCGCTTCATACTCCACTTGCTTTAAAACGTGATCAGCAAAAGGTTTTAGTAATTCACGTGTTTCCTTGCCATCTTTCATCACTGTGACTTCCAGGTCTTTTTGCCCTTTTTGGACACCTATCAAATCTGTCTTTATCGATGTCATTTCTTGCTTAAATACTAAGTGTTCTTTTTCTAATATTTCCAACCTCGGTAAAATGTCCTGATGAATTACTTCGCCATGTTGTTGCAGTTGTTCTTTATGTTCTTCCAATGTCTTATACATGGAATTACCCCCTCCTGGCATTCCCCTCTCCCCCATTCTCTCTATCTTTTGACAAGAAAAATACCCTCCACAGATTGTGGAAGGTAAATTATTAGCTACTTTAAATTCGCTTGAATATAAATGGAAAAATCATTACGTCTAGTCAACTTCCCTATGTTTATTTTTCCCTCCTCTTTTAGTTTTTCTGCTGACTGATAAGTTAAATCGGCTTTACTTTTATTCCAAAATTGAAGTAAAAGCGAATTACCTGTTACTTTAAGCAACCGATTTAAAAGCTCTAATTTATCCATTGAAAACACCCCCTCTTTATCTAAATTCTACTAATCGAAGAATTAACCTTTAATATTTTTTGTTAATTTAGATAAAACTAATATATCCTCCATGGATATTGGGGAAGGCATATAAAAAAACACATTCAACAGAATGTGTTTTAATCAATTAAAATAACCAATTTTTCAATAATTACCCCCACTTTTCTCACTTGTGAAATATAAAATTCATCATCTCTTGATACCATTATACAAATAAACTCTCTCCTATTTATATAAGCATTGATAAACCATTCTACTGCTGCATCATTAAAATAAAAATCCAACTCAAGGTCAGTTAAATTTCCTTTTACTTTTTCTTCAACTATTCCTTTAGATTGAAATTCAAAAGAATTATTTTTTGTAAAGATTTTTATTTTATCAAATTCCCTTAACACGGCTCACTCCCTCCCTCTCTATACTGATAAAATTCAAAAGAAATGGATATTACCCTTTAACAATTATCCCCTTTTTCATCAAAAATAACGCTAGTCGATTAACTGCGTTTATGTCTTATCATCTTCCTCTAATGTCTTAAACATGGAATTACCCCCTTCTGGCATTTTATCTTTCGGCAATAAAAATACCCTCCACAATGATTGTGGAAGGTATTGAAACAGCAATCTCCTATTGAACTTGCTGTTTTATTAACATAACCTTTTTATCCGAGTCTGTAATAAAAATAGTTTTATAATTTTCCATGTCACTGGTTTCCTCGCCTTTTGATATTAGCAAACTTGTAATAATATAGTGATTCATATGCAATTTTATGAAATGTTTATATGCATCATCTCGTTTACTAAAGTTAATTTCAATTGAATTTTCTCTAACGCCAAAATTACCTCGAGTCTTAAATATACGTTTTTCACCTTGAGCAAGAATATCTATCTTATCAAATTCTTTTAACATATCTTCCATATCATCCACTCCCATCTATCTACTTAATTCGACAAAAAAGGAGTAAGTACCTTTATTATATTTGTGGTTGTTTTTGGCAATAAAAATAACGCTAGTCGTTTAACAGCGTTTATGTCGTATCATATTCCTGATGTTTATATAGCCGTGTAATCTTCTCCAGTTATTCGTTTATACTCTTCAGGTGTAATTTTACCCTTCTCGACAAACAATTTAACTTGTTCATTTGTGTAGAAACCGTCTTTATAATACCAACTAACCGTCTTAAACCAATCCATATTACATCAAGCCTCCCATCATTAGAGCCATTAGCATTTGAGCATTTTGTTCTTTAAGTTCTTTTAAATCCCGCTCAATTTTCTCTTCCTTAGCAGGCTCTATATCAATGTAATCATAATATAGCTTTGAACCATCATACTTTAATAAAGGAGCTTTCCCATATATGTTTTCAGTTTCCGGAAGTGACTCAACTAGAAGTCCTTTCTTACTTAGTTCTTCCTCAGTTTGACCAAGTCCATCAATTTCATCAAATGGGCGATTGTGTATTAGACCTATTTCATTGTTATCTTTTATTTCTACAAATATCATTATATTACCCTCCTATTTTAACTGCTGAATAACTCTTAATAACTTGTTTTGAACCTGATATAGATAATTGGCTATTGTTATCTATTATCTGAGGCTTACCAGATGGTAGAGTTACATAGCTCTCTTTTGTTGTAAAACTCCACAAATCAATTGTGTATCTCCTAATAATATAATCACTTGTATTTACAGTTTCTTTTGTATATACGTATAATGTCGCACCTTGAAGTAGAATATCAGTTATAGCTGATGAGAATTGCATTGTAGAAACCACTGAAAGATTGGAATCATTTATTTTAAGGAGTGTATTTCCACTCGCCATATACGTATACCCGCCCCATTTTCTAGGATATACTTCTCTACTTCCATACATCAGTAAACTTCTATTAGTAGAGTCACTTATTGTATTGGATGCCTCTTGAGTTACCGAGTTACCGTCACTTGATAATCTAAATTTTTTAATAAGAACAAGTTCTGAGCTATTAGGATATTCGAATATATAAATAGTTCCATCATCAAATGGATAACTGTATGCAACCGGATACGTATAGTTAGGATATACGTTTGTTGCTGTATAATCAGATAATTTAACAGTGTATACATAGTTATAAGACATCATTATCAATCGTCCATTGTAAACAGCGTACATAACAGATGTGTTGCTATTTGAAAAAGTACCATAAGAGATCTGCTCAATGTTTCTGTTCATAATGTACCATCTGTTATGAGTAACTAAGAACATATTTGCCGATGTGGTCGTGGGATATGGATCAAGTAACAAAAGTCTCGTAGCATCCGATGGAAAGAAATATTTAACGTCGCTAGATTTAGGAACCCCATCGGAGTTTACCGGGACACTTATTATTGCATTCTTAGATTTATCAGAAGTATAAAACAGCATATATAAACGGTTAAGCGTTTTATTATACAGATAATCATTTAGAACAGTGTATGAAGAATCGTAATACTCATAACTCATAAACTTCTCACTTAATAATTTTGTTATTCCCAAATCCGATAATGGCAATAAACTACCCTTACGATATTTTCCGCCACCATAAGGGCCACCATGGTCTCTAAGATCTATCATGTTTACACCTCACTTGTACATACACCATCTGAGTCATAAGCCAGTGTGAATGTATCCGTTCTTTCTGCAGTTGTTCCGTCTAAACCATAATATGTTACTGTTCTTGTTGTGTAATTTGGACTGGTACCTCCACTTAATACCGATTTTTCAACCAATGTTCCATTTGACTTACGGTATATCATTATGGATGTAAATATGCCATTAGCGTCTTTACCACTTTTGACAGTTTTGTAACTAGATTGTTCTATCCCTTTACGAACTGCATTTTGAGTAGGTACTAATGAGTTTGAGTTACCATTAATATCATCAGTTAATTGTACATGACCTTTCTTTGCATTTGTCGCATCTTCCGCCGAATGTTCATTAACTTTTTTGTCTAAAGCTTCAAGATCTGTTTGTTTAGCTGATCCATCAGCCTTACTTAAAGAAGTTTGAACATCACTAGCAAAGTCACTTTGAGGAATACCATCTAAAGGTTTAGAATATTTGGCTTTAAGTTCTTCTTTGGTTGCCAAGTTCGATGTATCTACATTTACTTTTATATTTCCTTTTTCATCTGGTAACTGGCCGTTAATTGTTTTTACTTCTCCGGCTTTTTCTTGTAGCTCTTTAATTGCTTCATAATCCGAGTTAAATTTAAAATCGAAATGTCCTGCTGCAGGATATTCACCATTTCCAAATCCTTGTATTTTCTTTTCTTCAGATGGTTCAACACCAACAGCATTCCATTTTAATGGTTTCTTGGTAAATGTCATTTTACCCCTCCTATATTGGCAACACAGATTCTTGAGCAGGTATTAGAATAAGGCTTAAAGTACCTTTATCGAATCCATGCTCTCCAAATTCAGGTGTGTCATATTTCTTTGAGAATCTAAATGTTCCTGTAAAATTTGCTGATGCAACACGAACATCACCAGGAGTTACTTGTTCAATTAGCTGGATTAACTGACCCGTAGTTAATTGAGAGTCATTCACAACTTTTAACGGGATTTTTTCAACCACTAATGCAAGTGGTTCACTTCCACCCTTTTCAATAACTGATTTGAATTGCAGATCAGTCGGCGAACAATTCAACGTATTAGCCATCGAATCAATGATAGCGTTCCAGGTTCCATCTGACTTACTTCTGATTCTTTTCGATTTAATCATCATGCGATATTGAGCATCATTCGCAAGACCTCTAGGCTGGTTTGTGTCAGCCCCTATTAAATCCAGTTCTTTCCCTTCGGCTTTATCTACATCAACCCATTCTCGCATCGTCTGAAGCGTTTCTTGCACATCTTCATATTGTTGGTTGAATACATATAGAATCTTTACTATGTTAGATGCAGGGTTTTTGCTCAAGGCATCAGTTAACATATTAAGCATGTCTTTAAGCATTGATAACCACCTCAATGTCATCCAATTTAAGTTCGGCCACTTGTCTTTGAGTAATGATAATATTTTCAGTGCCCAAGGAATCCGAATTTAAACCAATTTGGATTGATATGTCATCTATCCCTGCTACCTTATATAAAGCGCTGTAAAGGCGAGATACTATTACATCCGAACCCATAGTTAAACCTTGTTGTTCTTCTCCGTTCGAATCTAAACCGCCAATTACAGCGATTAAAGCATCCTTTAATTGCGTAATACCATCTGCTTCAAATTCTGCATTCGTTTGTACTTCTAATTTCACAAACACTGTTACAACTGAAGCAAAATCAAAACGGATATCGTGAGTATTCTGTGAGTTATCAGCAATTAGAGTAGATTGATCACCTACTGTTTGAGTAGTGGCTGATATACTATCAAATAACGCTTGTGCAACCGCCTCTTTGCTACCACCTAAAACATAAGCATGTACTGACTTTGGGGGATTGCCGTCATTATCTACTTCCATGGATTTGTTATAAATAACATTTGCCGAACGTACTCCTGACACGTTTCTTAATGCTAATTCAATTGCTGATGCAGTACCTTTTCCATTGGATTCGTTTGCCTTGAGAAGACGATTACGATAGGAGGTAAGGGATTCCATATCACTCCCACCAGTTGCTGCTACAGGATTCGTAACAGAGTGAATATCTTCTACAGGGTTCACTATATTTATTATGGTATTTGCTGAAACATTGGTATAACTACCGGTATCGACGCTAATTGCTTGTCCCACACCATTACCAGAGTCGTCTAAAGTTACATCATCTAGTAAAGCAAATTGGATATCCCCTTCTGTTGAATAGGTTTCTTCAGCTTGTATAATGTAGCCTGGTGCTCCAGTGAATTGTAAAGGTACATAAGAATTTGTAGCTGGATTTCTTGGGATATTTTTATCTCCGCCATGATAATCCAACGATACGCCATCGGCTTTTTTGATAAAACGACTGTTGTAAACAGCTTCTACAACGTCCCAAAGCTTTGCATAAAAAAAAGCCATCACTCTCATGATGATGCCTAATGGTGTATATGATGATAAATTTGTGTTTTCACCAAATTGTTCTTTAAGCTTCTCTTCCATCTCATCTAATAAATCCGAGTATGTTTTTCGAGAAAAACCATTCTTATTCAGAGCCACTTAAATCAACTCCCTCTAAGCTTATGTTCAGCCCATCTGTTTTAACGAGATCTAAGTCAATGGTAGAGGAACGGCCTTGACGGGAGATCATTATATTTTCTGCTCCCTCTATGATATTTTGGTCTGTTAACACTTGCAAAGCTTCTAACACACTATCTGAAATTTCTTCATCTTGGACCAATTTGTTTTGCATAAAAGAAGTGTCTAACCCGATATTTTCATCCAGTTCAAACTCTCCCTTTCGTATGCTCAAATTCATCAATGCCCCTTGTGCGATTTCTTCGTCACCTTCTACCATTACAAGGTTTCCGGCTTCATCAAAAACAAAATCACCATCTACAACCTTTAAAGTTTTCACCCATCAAACACCCCTATAATTATGGCATCATTACTACTCATCAAATCGTAAGAATCTGGATCTATGAATTTAACACCATCTAGATTATCCATATTACGTTGAATAACATTATAGAAAACAAGTGGATATTGACCACTTTCACAATCACTTTGGCAATGACGCATCACTGGACAATCTTCAATAGGCGATTGTTTAAATAAATTGTCGTCTTTGTCAGCTGTTAAGAAGAGAGGTTGAATATCTGCTCGTTTAGTGGCCGGATTATATTTAATTAATTTCGCTGGTGCTGCAGTTGCTACTGACAACAAAATTTCTCTTTGAAGATTCGTAAAGAACCTAGAAAATTCGCTCATTATTCAATCACCTCAACTTCTGTAATAAAATCTGTGCCATCATACATATGCTGGCCTTTTCTAGCCCGATACTTGCCGTTAGCCGTTTTGCTTTCAATCTTTATGATAGATGCAGTGGTAATGCGATGTTGCAGTAAACAACGGACGCTGTAGCCTTTAAAATCATCATCCTCATATTGTTGAGGTGATTCAATTAGGCCTGTCGAAGAGCTCAATGTAAAGCGCTCGTCATTCCCTGTTTCAATGCTTCGAATAACCATCTTCCCGCGCCGCCAATACATAACCGCATCACAATCATTTACAACTGCATTCAATTTATTTTCAATTTTGCCTGTCACTTTGTAGCCTTTTTTGTATACTTTATCTCTTGGCAGATTAAACTCAGCAAATTTAATCCCTAGAATACTAGATAATCTTTTGATAATAGTAGATGCTTTAGTTCCTTTGGCAAATGTAATATTCAATGTCTGTTTGCGCCATTTAGCTACCTTCACCGTTTTAAAGTTAGTGGTCCTCGTATACTTACGACCATTTGTACCTACATGTGTTGTTTTAATTGGTTTCTTTAATTTCACACGTTTATTCACGAAATACTTCTTAGCTGCATCAGCTGTTTTATGATCAACTTTAACTCCGCTATAGTCTTTACCTTCTTTAAACTTGACCGTTGTAACTTTGTCTACACCTTCATATTTCGTTGTAACTGAAGTGATTTTACCTTCTACAAGCAATCCATAATCATCTTTATAGCCAGCGCTTAAAGAAACGTTATATCCTTTTTTTATTTTGTTAATTGTGTCCTTGGTTAGATTATAAATCTGGAGGTTGCTTATATTCGGTTTGCTATCATCGTCAAAAGGGACAGTAAATCTAATTTCCAGATCATCGCCATTAAACTTTAAATGGCCTTTAGGTGTTTCAATAGTTACCTTTGTAATTCTACGAAACAATTGATTAGTCATCCCACTCACCTAAATTATCATCATCTTCTATTACATCATCCAATTCATCATCAGATAAATCATCGATTGTTAGAAAGACGGTTTTATAAAAATTCTCTTTCGAAACATCTGTAGCAATGCCTGATTCATCAAAAGGCACTATGGAAGGTGCGGGTAGTCTCTCATCGACAATTGATTCAAACAATGGCCTATTTAGTACCACTTTCTCACCAAGCACAATAATAGAGCCTTCATCATCCCATAAATCTACGGTGTAAAAATCGAATGTCTCGTTATAGTTAATCCCCATCGTATAATTGTCTTGTTCTAGGTCTATCTCAAACTGTACGGGTATTTCAGAAACATCTAAGTCGATATAACTTCTTTTCATTGCTTCACCACCAAAAAGAGTACCCGTTAAGGTACTCTTGATTATTTAACACGCATTCGTCCCCCTGCTGGAATAGAACGATCCGGCCATTTATTTAACTTTCGTAAGGCAGCTATTGTAGTACCATATTTTTTAGCGATGTTAGAATAATTTTCACCTGGCTTGACTGTGTGATATTTTTTTAAAGCCTTACCAGTCCCTGCTTTGCCTTTGTTTGATTTCACTGTTTTCTTACCAGACGTTTTTTTCTTCGTTTTCTTTTTGATATACGGTGTTTTGGTAATTCGAACTTTTTGCAGTTCCATAGTGAATTCAAAGCCATTTCCGACACTCGATGTGTAAGTTCCTGAAAAGCTTGTAATTAATACATCTTTCGCATTTAAACGCCCGACATACTTAATAGCTTTCCCATCATTCATGAGATTCTTTAAATGCTTACGTTTATCGTTAGAGTTCTTCACTTTTCCTTTGTCGAGGATTTTCCCACTAATTGAAAATGTATCAGGATTCCTTTGAACACTATCATTCAAAGGTAATCCATCTTCAACTGGATAGGCGGTGACGTTAACGGACGAGTTAAACGTTTCTTGCATACTATCAATATGATAATTGTGTATTTTCGCCATTAATACGCCACCCCACTATCGAATAAACCTCTCATCTCTTTGAACGCTGCTTCTAGGGCCTTATTCACCGCACGTTCTATTGCTGATTCAGTCGTTTCATCTTTGGTTTCAACATTGACAGTAATTTGCGGGCTAAAATGAATAACCGTTTCGCCTTTTTTGTTCAGTAACTCATTTGTTTTACGATTATTGTTAACATGAGAACCGAATGGAAGATCTACAAGCTCAGGACCTTCTTCGCCAACAAGAACTTGGCCAAAGTTATTCTTCCAGCCACCAGTAGCAAATCGTTTCTTAGGACTGCCACCCATACCACTAACATGGACGTGATTCATGTGGCCGGTTGCCCAACCAGGCTTACTACCATCGCCGTATTTCCTTCCAAATACAGTATTGTCACCAATCGTGTAAGAAACGCCTGGCAATCGAGAAGCCCATCTAGCGACTTCCTTATAACCACCGTTTGAACCAAATCCACTTAAATCGATAGCGTTATGTCTACCGTGATCATAAGTGTCTCCTGGTCTATGACCGCTCGTTATTATCAATCCTCTACCAAGAGGAGAGCTCATGATTGTTTTGGCAACATTAAACAAAGAATCATAGACACCGTACTTATTGCTAACGGATCCACCACCGACTCCGCCACCAAAGAAAGGTATTTTATTCGTAACATAGGAAATAGCAGCATCTTTTAATTTAGATAACGCTGCCGTACCAACACCTAAAATGTCACTTTTTAGACTGTGTTCTTTAATGTAGTTACCGATTGCTTCACTAGGATTCGTTATAAAATCTAAAGCCTTACTACCAAACTCCACGGCTTTTGAAGCAACGTTTTTCACTTTGTTTCCAATGCCTTTTGCATAACCAGGCATAGAACCTTTTAAGCCACCAGACATCATCTGTGAAGTTTGAGATGCCGTTAAAACTCTTGTTCCACGGGGTAAGTCTACGATTTCAGCACCTTTTGAACCAACTAAACGAGCATCCCCATATGGAGTATAAGCTAACTCTGGGCCTTCTTCTCCAACAACAGATGGTCCACCAGGATGATAGTTAGTTCCTCTAGCATTTGACGCTATACTGTTGCCTTGGTTATTGATAACCTTTGACTTAGCAGAAGTTGTATAACTCGTGTTGTTTGTTGAAAAAGTCGGAATACTAGCATCAGAACCAAGAGCTTTTAATCCCTTGTTAAGGAAACCTGCAATTCCATTCCACACGCCCGCTAATCCTTGCTTAAACTTATCCCACTTAGTCAACACTTGGCCCGTTTCCCAATCGACTTCTTTTACGTGTTCTTCAGCTTGTTTTTTGGCTTCATTCACAACATTTTTATGCATATCTTTTGCGGCATCTTTTGCAGCATCACGAGCTTTTTCAGCGTTATCTTTAATAGCCTCATACTGCTTTTTAGTTATAGACTTGTTGTCCTTATATTCTGTGTCTGCTGCTACAATAACTGCTTTATATTTTTTTTCAGCTTCTTTGATAGCCGCATCTTTGGCCTTTTTAGATTGCTTAACAATGTTTGCTGCTTGCTTTGCGCTAATTCTTCCACTTTCGTTTTTTAGCATCGTCATAATTGTACGTTGCTCTTTTGCAGATTTAGATAGCGTTTTGACAGCAGAAGAACGCATCTTTTCTTGTTCTTGGTTAATTTCTTGGCGTTCTTCTTCAGTAATCTGTCTTTTTTCTTTTGCAGCCCTTTTAAGAATACGATTGATCCTACTCTGTGATTTACGAACAAGATTCTCACGAGCTTTATGGTTGGTATCCATATTCTTTAAAATCAACTTTTGTTCTTTTTCGGATAGACCAGACTCCTTAATAAAACTGCTTAATGTTTTTGTTGTCTTACCGAACTTAGTCTCCATTGATTTTTCTATCGTATTAGCCATCTTGCCATAGGTATCAATCAAAGAGTCCGCTGTTTTAGTGGATACCTTTTGTCCACGATAATATAAAAGATTTAACTGCTCTGAAGCCTTGGTATTAAGCTTTTCATATGCTTTTATAGCACTTGTTGTTCCTTTAGAAACGCCTTCAAAGTTCAATCCGTCTTTTAACGACTTTTTAACTTTAGGTAGATTCTTTTCAAGAGACTTCTGTGCACTTGCACCAAACTTTTCACCAAATATGGATCCTGCAATACCACCAACGACACCACCAATAGCTGTGCCTACTCCAGGAATCACCGAACCAAGCGCCGCTCCTGCAGCTGCCCCTGCTGCGCCACCAGCTAATGAACCACCATTTGAGCCGAGATTCTCTTTTCCACCCGCAACTAATAAACCGGCTCCAAGTAAAGTGCCAAGGATAGGAATCTTTTTACCAATAGATGTTCCTGTTTTAAGGAGACCACCCTTGCCGACTTTTCCGAGACCACTTTTCCCCGCTTTCCCAAGGAAAGTAACCTCTTTACCATTCTTTGTACTGCTAGTAAGGACGGTTCCACCTGTACCACGTGCTTCAGCGTTTGCTAATTGAGCACTTGTATTACGTCGTAAGGCAGCTGTTTCTACATCGATTGATTTTGCACTTGTAGCGTATTCGCCCGCGCTACCCTTCCGCCACTTTCTCAATTGCGCGCCAGCTGAAAGAAGTTTTCCATAACCTGTTACTGCTCCGCCTACCGCTAAAGCCAGTAGACCTATTCCTGTAGCGGCTCCTGTTGCGCCAACCGCTATTAATCCCCACTTCGCAATTGATTCTTTTGTTTCCTTGTTTAGGCTATTAAACCAATCAGATAAACCTTCAACTTTTTCTGCTGCATAGTTGAAGGTAGGAATTAATGCTGTTCCCAAATCAGTTGCTAATGTTTCTACTGAACCAGTTGCATATTCAATGGACCCTTTAAGGGTATCCATCTTCTTCTTGGCTACATCTGCAGCAGTAACACCTTGCATTGCTCCGTTCATGTCCTCAAAGCCTTTTTTACCGGCTTTAGAAGCAATCGTAGCTGCTCGAATAGCATCTGTGCCAAACATAGTCTTCAACGCGTTAATCTTTTGTTCTTCAGACAAACCTTTAAGCGAAGTTTGAAGCAATCCAAAGATTTGTTTCATATCTTTCGCTTTACCATGCTGAGTAAAGAATGCTGAAGAAACTAATCCAGACTGTTTAACTAATTTGTCGTATTCTTTTCTTATCTTTGTTGACGATGCACCTTCGCCAGCCTGTACGACAGCTAATTGTTTTAGTCGGTTTACAACACCATCATAAGAAATCTCAGTTGGTTTCAATCCACGTTTAACTAAATAATTGTAACCATTTGTAATACTGATTTGCGCTAATCCCAACGCTTCCATTTGCTTTGCTGCCTCTTCTGTTTGAGGAGATAAGTTTAGCAACATGGTTTTGAGTGATGTACCTGCATCCGAACCTTTAAGTCCATTTTGCGCTAATACTGCAAGAGCAGTAGAAGTAGATTCAAACGATTGACTCACCATATTAGCAACCGCTGCAGATTGAGATAATGCAAATGACATTTCCCCAACGTCAGTTGCAGAAGCATTGGCCGCACCGGCAAGTAAATTGGCCGCCTTGGCAGAAGTAAGCGAAGTATCATTAGTAAATAAATTTAAAGCTGTAGACATCGTTTCCGCAGCCTTAGCCAGATCTAACTCCCCGGCAGTAGCAAGGTTAAGAGAATCTTTTAATCCTCCACTCAAGATATTTTGAGTGTCTACACCCGCTTTAATTAATTCTTGAAGGCCTTGCGCTGTCTCAACAGAGCTATATTTCGTGTCTGCCCCTAATTTCATAACAGTTTTCGATAATCGATTACCGTACTGTTCCCACTCATCAACAGACATCAAGGCTTCTGAATCTTTCATGCCTTGCTCAAAATCAGCTGCTTTTTTAAGAGAATAACCGACAGCCGCTCCACCCACTAGAGTTAATTTACCGAATGTGCTAGTGATTTCTCTACCAAATTCATTGATACTTTTACCCGTATCTTTATATTTCTTGCTTAACTTTTCTAATCGGTTAGACGTTTGTGAAAGATTATTTGCATGGTTCTTTATTTTTCTATCTTGTCTTTCTACACTTCGTCCTACTTCTTCGTTAGAATCTGCTAATTTCTTATTTTTGGCCGAAACTTTTTCTGCTGCTTTTTCAGCTTCACCGAGACTACGATTACCTTTATCTACTTGATTTTTTAGTGATTCTGCAGCATCTTTCGAATGCTTATATTGTTTACTTAAACCTTCTTGCTGTTTATCAACATCCTTGATTGCCTTGCCAGTTTTATTTAAGGTATTTTCGTAGTGTCTTGCCTCGTTTGCAGTATCTTTCAAATGCTTGTCGACGTCTTTTAAGCTTCTATAATCAACGTCGACAGCTACTTTCATGGTGGTGTTTCGTAAAGTTCTAGCCATCTACACCACCACTTCCTTTCAATGCTTCTTGTTTCATCTTTGCTAGATGATAAGCAAGGCCAAGTTCATACGCTGTCATCACTTCTACTTCTTCTTTTGTTGCAATGCCCATAATAATCGGAAGATAAATTCGATAATTAGATTCGATGTAATCCTTATAATAAGCGTCTGTTTGAGTTTTACAGCAATGTTCCAAGAAAGCGGTCAGCTGCGTTTAACACCTCACGATATCCTTCGTTTTCATCCCAGTAATCCCAGTTTGTTTGCGGTGAAGCAATAACTTCGTTCATCAGCTTATCATTGTAGATTGTCTCTACAATTCCGTTCGGTCCTTTTGATTCGTCTAGAATTTCCTGAACACGTCTTGTACCTGGGAATTGAAAAGTATATTTCACTCCAGAACCTTCGTGTGTATACTCCTCTTGTTTTAAGAATTTCGTTGTTTTTTCTTCTGTTTTAGCGTTTGCCATGGTTAAATTCCTCCAATTAATATGTTTTTGGGTAAATAAAAAGAGCGGATTGCTCTACTCCTAAGCATTAATAGTTTGTAACTTCAAAATCGCCAACTTTAATTGTATAAGTACGTGCTTCAACACCATCAGAATAAGTGGCATCTGCAATTTTAGTCACAATGCCTTGTGTTCCACCGCGTCGTTCTTTGTTGACTGGATCATCAACATAGATAGGGAAAAACTTCTTTGCATTTGAATATCCGTTCAAGATTTTATTGAATGCAGAAGTCTGATTTAAAGTTAATGTGATAGTGCCAAGTTTTGAGTTATTTAAAGACCAAGAAGTTTCTCCTTGGGCATTGGATTCGGCATTTACACGATCTTCATCAAAGTTTGCAGTAACGAAGGTGCCTTTTTTGTATCCTGTAACGATTGCATTGTTGAGCGTGGTAGTGATTAAACTAGCATCATAGATAGCTGGTTCCATAGGATTAATTCCTCCTTGTTTTTAGGTAAAAGAAAAGCCATGTCCATTAGTTACTGGACACGACCGAACCTTTTACATTGATTTTGTGTATTGCTCCTTGGGCACTGTAATCAAACGTTAGGCCGCTATAAACACGACGAAGAATGTCTGCCGGTTTACCTTCATCAAACGACTTTGTATAAACGTTAAAGTCATATTTATCTTCCTCGTTTACTTCGATGATGCCTTGTTGGCCGGCAGTAGTTAATGTACTTGTTGCAACTGCACCAATCAGGGATACTCCATTTGAATTGGAGGGAACTTTATCGTTATTAGCTAACATCGATTGTAAATTGGTTTCCATATTAGCTTTAATCCAATCTCGACCATGATAGAAGTCGATGTATTCACCAGTTGCAACTAAACCTTCTGAGGTTTGTGGGATACCCGCTTTAAGCACATAAGCATTAGCACCTGCTTCATGAAGCTTGTCTAATGCATTTGGCGCAATCTCTATTGGCGTCACACCTTTAAGATTTTTTCTGAATTTCCATGTGATAGAGCCCACCATTAAGTTGGCTGCATCCCCAATAACTGCTCCATCCAATCTTTCACCGTCATTGGTGTGGTAGTAAATAATCGTATGAGCATTATTTTTGAATGCTTCTACTTCTTCTAGATCACTTAATTGTACAACCGCAAATTTAAAATCATGTAACTCTACTTTATTAGATAGCACAAGTCTTTCTGGTGGTGTACCATCAGCTAATAAAGCAAAGTGCCATGACTTGTCAAAGTATTCATCTAACACTTCGGCCAAGGACTCGCCAAGGGCAGGAGTCTCACCCACATAGGTTGCTACACAAATCACATCAGGTTTATTTGTTTGCACATAAATCGACTCAGCCAATTTATAAGTAGCTGTTGTGATATCGTAATCTGCCTTTAATTCATCTAATGATGTGTCTATGCTGTACTCTTTGTATCCAGCCTTGCTACCCGCTACAAGAATTAATGGTCTCCCAAGACCAATAACTGGTGCTGGATGCAACACATCAATGACTACATTAACGTCTTTTGCTGTCATTATTTAAAACCTCCAATATTATTAATTTCAATTTGATCAATCGGTGTAACTGCATCTGAATAAGGATCTTGCACACGCATTAATACGTCAAAACCTGCCGAACGTTCATATTCAATCGATATAAAGTTATCTCTCCTATCAAAGTCCGTTACATCGACAATTACTACTTCTTTTTCTGCAAAAAGAGCCCTTCCTACAGAAGATTTAAAGTAGGATTCACACTTTTTAGCCAAATTTAAAACGCTCAATGAACTTGTATCATGCCATGTTAGGGATACTGTAAGTTCGAATGGAGCGTTATCATCGTCATGCTGTATGGTGATTTTAGGACTCGTGATTGAAAATGTTGCAAATGGATAAGGCGGTTGATCACCAGTGCTATTAGCTTCAATGCATGGGTAATTTGTTAATGTTCTAACTGCTTTAATGAGAGAACTCGTAATTACCTTATAATCAAAGTACTCAGCCAAATGCACTCACCCACTTCAATTCATATTGTGAGAAATCTGCAAACCCTTCATAACCTGTTTTACTTTCAACTGAATACTTTTGGTTATCATGGACGACTTCTGCCTTGCTAGGAATATCCATGTTTATGATGAGTTGGCGGCTTTGTTGAGTTAACCGACCGCCAGACTGATAGATCTCATTAGCTGAATAGGGAAGCATAACTCCTCTAGCTTCAATTGGTTTTGGATTTATTGGTGTTTTATTCCCCTTCCATTCACCTGTTTCCTCATCATAGCCACCATTATTGCTTTTGTCGTTCTCTGTAGTGATAATTTGTATGTCTGTCTCATAATCCTGCAGCATATCACCAAACTCAAATAAAGGAGCCATCATCCCTCACCACTTTCCATGTAACGTGTTGTTTTAGTTGTCCCGTATCAATCAGCGGATTTGAAGAACCCTTATTTGCAACTGTTAATGCTGCATTCTTAGGGGTATGAAGGTCATTCATTTTCTTTTGAATATCCCCCGCGATAATGCCGCCTAATCGCTCAAAAACATCTCGCGCTTTAATCTCCAACTCACAAACTCTTTCAATCTGTGATTCTAGGAAATCCATCCACGCATCGTTCTTCTCATCGAAGGTCGATCTAATAAATGAACGTTCAGGAATGTTGACTGACTCTTTCAAGATGAACATTACTTCTATGCCACCATTGCCTTTTGCGATAGCCAAAACGTTCTTTCCTTTCGGTTTGAACAATTCATTTCCGAAATCTGCAGGACGTTTTAAGCCCGCTGCTTTCGTCGGAATAGCCAAATACTTCTTTTTGGCCCGAATCTGCATACCGAACTCATGAACATAAGCAAGCATCGCATAAAAAGAATCATCTGAACCAAAAACACCGATTTCAATGGCGTATCGATCTAATTCATCTAATTCTCTTTGCAACCGCATTAATTGTTCGTTATCATCGAATATTTCCATTAGATCACCGTCAAATTTACTTTTTTATCACTATATAGCTTCAATAACCGCTGATATTCTTGTCCATACACCGTAGATTCAAGCCCTTTGCGGTTGTCGACACTTCCTGAAGTAAAGGTCCGTTTGATAGGCCCTACCGTTTCAGATTGAGTTTGACGTATATTAAAAGAGCCATAATGAGCCGCTAGATAGCGAGTAAGTCTCTCTTTATATTTGTCCTTCACCTTTAATTCAGACACCTCTAACGAAGCGTCCTCAATTAATAAAAGCACCTGTTCATCTGTTAAGGATGAGAGGTGCTTGGCTATTGCTTTTACATTTTCAACAGTAGTTAGTGGCACCATAACTTACCACCTTTCGGCTATTCACCCTTTATTTCAGCAATGCGTTTATCAATGGCCTCAAGAACTGTTTTACGACTCTCATTTTCCTTCATAGCTTCGAGCGTATCGACATCAAACGTATCGTCGATGTATTCGATAGTGTCTTTTGCACTTGGTTTACCTTTTGAATATTCAAAAACGCCCTGTTCATCTAACTTTGCCATCAGTGGATGTGCTAAGAAAGCTTCAAAGGCGTTTTCTTCTACGTTGTTGGTACCGATATTTAAAACTGTTCCATTTGCTTCATACGAGTGATTTCCTTTATTTTGGACTAACATATTATCTCCTCCTTAAATACCGTCTACACGGCAAATTGCCATAGGATAACGAACAATTAAACCTGTTGTACGTTCCTCAAAAGGTACTTTTGTACGTGGGAATGCGTATTCTTGTGGATGACGCATGATATCCATTGGAATACCAAGCTCCACGACGTCTGCAGAAGAATCAAGAACCACAAAGCAGTCCGTTCCTGCTGTCCCTTTACCTTTTAGATCATTTACTGTTTCGATTCGTGCAAAAGTATTTTCTGATTGCAAGTATTGCAGTGCCGTTTGCTTTGTAAATTCGTTATAGATTTTACGTTGCAACTGTTGTTTTGCACTAGGAGTTAAAAGCAATGTATCCGCTTCATGACCGTTTAAAATGTCTACTTTACCTTTAGCCGTTAAGAGATCATCGATAATCTCTTCACCAGTTTTATCTTTCCATGCCGTTTTAGTTGATTCACCTTGAGATGCTGCAAGCACTTGAATACCTGTAATATCAGTTAAACCTTTGATGTTGTATTTTGCATCGCCTGAAAATGCGATTTGGTTTTCTTTTTCAGCAATAGCCTTGCGTACCAATTCAGCTTTTGTTGTATCGATAGAAATACCAAGCATGTTTGCTTCCCTTACTTCTTGGATATCGACACCAAATGCAGCTGCAATTGAGTAAATCTTCACAGTATCTTCTGCAAGATCAGCATCTACTAACGGAACATCAGATGCTCCAGCAGCTAGAATTTTAGCAGCACCTGAACGAGTCAAGATGTTATAGGAGTAAGTGCGAGCACCTGCAGGTATATCTGTTTTTAAAGCAAAAATTGAACGTGCTTTTAATTCGCTTTGTTTCGGTTCAAATACGCGTCTATCCAACGCTTTTAAGTCACGTGGATTGATTAAAGAATCTGTTGTGTATTGCATATTGGTTGTTCCTCCTTATGGTAAGTTGATTTCAATTTCTACTAGTTGATCAGCAGATGCATTCATTTTAAAAACTGCATTCGCTACAGATACAGTACCATCAGCTGTAAATTTTTTTGTTGTTGGGTCCACTTTGACTGGTTGCCCATTCAACACTTCACCACCAGCCATAACAAAAATACGGCCACGTTTTACAACTGCCACTGGATCTCCTACTTCATATTTTTGGTCGTCTTTCTTTTCGATGTAATCATGACCTTCTCTTGCTAAGGCTACACCAATGACTTTTCCGCCATCTTTAACCGGAGTAATAGCATCACCTGTTGCATTTAATTGAACTGCTTCACCATAACGAACAACTTCTTCTGCGGCATACGTATCTGCTTCATAATCTTGGTAGTTTGATAGTTGACCGGCTTTACCTGCGACCGGCATGTAATCAAAGTAATTTGTAATTGGCATTATTGTTCCTCCAATTCTATTTTTTTATTTTCAAATTTTTTATAAGCATCGAAATAAATTTCGTTCTTGTTGCCATTGAGTGTTAATTCGTAATACATTCCATCAGGTAGGTTAGTACTTAATAACGCTTTAGCATTTTGCAAAGTTTTGGAGTACCAAACCACATATACGTCTTCTTCAGTAAACGAGGCAAGTGCGCCCTCATCTGTTTTATCAATATGTGATCTAGCGTATTCATAAACTAGTTCTTTGCATTTAGGAATAAAATTACTAGGATTCATTTACGACACTCCTATTTACGCATGTTTAAGCGTTGATTTTTTATATCTTCAAGCTCTTTGTCAGTTTCTGCGCCATCTACTCGAGTAAATAACGATTGGTTACCTGTCGACTTAAAGCCATTCGCTTGCACTTGAGCAGTAGTCGCATCAAAGAAAGCATTGATATAATCATCTGATTTGCTATCACCTTTGAATTCTTTGTTAATCGTTTGGATAACAGCTTCTTTCACTTCGCGATCAGTTTTGCCTTGGAAGTCAAATGAATCACCGAGGAGCGGTTTTGCAGTAGCAATAAGCTCTACACGTTGTTCAACCTTCTTGTCGAGTTCATCAGCAGATAGTTGTTTCTCTTTCAGCTGTTTGATTTCCGCTTCTTTTGCTTTGATTGTTACTTCTTGGGCATCCGCTCGTCCTTGTAGAGCGTCTACGTCTTTCGCTTTCAATAATGCTGCATCTAACTTTGCTTGTTGAGCTTCTAAGTGCGATTTAACAGCTGAGTCTACTTCATACTCAACTGAATCTATTTTATACGTTGCCATATTTGATTGGCCTCCTTTTTCATTTTCAATTTGCCATGCGTCAGAGTCATTACGAATCCCTATTTCAGGACCAGCACGACCTTTCTCTACTACTGCCACATGATTGATTTCAATGTTTCTTTGTACCGCGTCAAAGCGCTGGCCATTGTATTCCCCATCTTGACTTACGATGTCACTTAAAAAACCGATGGAGACCTCACGCTTGCCGTTTTTAATCTTTTGGATTAAATCACTGTCTGTTACAGTGAACGACACATAAAGTTTGTCTCCATCGACTCTGGAATCTGTATGTGTTAGCCCTTTAGATAAATCTTTGTGATTATTCACCGTGACTAACTCTTGTGGATGCTCATCCGTAACGGATTTTGTACGAGCGGATATCATAGTACTAGCAGACAGGATATCTTCTGGCAATTTAGCTTCATATGTCGTTGCCCCATCACTACGACGATACGGAAAAACACCAGTACGAGCAATTGGCACATCCTTAAATGTGATATAGCCCTCTGGTGTTTCTAGATAATCTTTAATATAGGTACGGTCAAAGCGTTGCAGTTTCGTTGTTCTCACCACCTTTCGAATTTGTAAAAATAATTAATAAGTTACACCATTAGCGGCTAAATCAGAAAATGCTTTGCTTATTTGTTCTTTAATTTCACAAGGATTAACAGCTATCGTTATATTAATTGTGCAGCTTTTGATTTCAGTGCTTTCATTTTTACCTTCTCGGTACGAATGCTCCATCATCAAAGCTACAGCTTCAGCCTGGTCTAGAGTCAGATTTTTAAGTTTCTCATTACTACGTAAATTTGAAATGTGTCTGTCTAAATCTTTATGCTCAACTGCACCCTTTATCATTTATAATCATCCTTTCTTATTCAAATACCGGATATGCTGTACACCTACATCTATACGGTTCCCCTGGCAATCCCTCAGCAGGAGGTTGTTTGTAACTAAACACTCTGCTACCCAACGCTTGGTGGCTCTTGCGTACCCTTTCATCATTAGAAGTAACCCATTCAAATTTATTCACCCCCATGTGTTGATGTCGCTTTGCAACTAGCTGACCATGAATAGTCCCTGATTGATCCACTGCAATAAATTGCGCTCTCGATTGGCTTACATGGAACTGATTCACAAGTTGCTCACGGATCTCTTTTGTACTGGTGCCATTCTTCATACCTTCATACACAATAGCTTCAATCTTGCTATGGTGCTGTTCTGCAATGGATTTGATGTAACCCACATTTTGATTAATTGAAGATTGGACATAATCATCAATCCAATCCTCAAAGCTAATCGGATTAATGCCAGCTACCCTTGCCTGGTCGTTCATGTTTTTCATATTGAACAAATTCAAGCCAGAAACGAAGCTATTGGCGATATCAACTAGCGTGGAATCATTGAAAATGTTCAAAGTCATCGCCTTAATCAAATCAAGTATCCTTTGCAAAGCAGTGAGTTCATTTGCATCAGCTTGATAGGCCACTATTTGCGGTTTAATACCTTTGTCAAACTCTTGCAAAGTTATCCTGTGCATTTCTTTAACCAATTGGAGCAACCTACGTTGATAAGTAGCTGCTACGGCGTCCGGAAATCTTGTAGGTGGTATTTTCTTCATAGTTAAATCTCTTCTGGGAATAGAGTGCCATATAAAGCAGGGGATAATATCGCAACTCTGTTGTCATTTACTACAAGGTACTCGCCTGTCGTTCCCGTGTGCTCTCTTCCTTTCATGTCACACAGGGTAATTATTTTTGCGAAATTTGATAGAAAGGGGTCGTCTCCGTAATCTCTTGTTGTAGTTTCGGTACGCATGTCCCAATGTACTAAAATTCCCTTCCTTCTTAAATCACGTAAATACTCTTCCTTTACATCAATCACCTTTGTAATTTCCATTTACTCAACATCTCCTTTCCTGTTTTCATATCCCTCGTAAACTGACTTCGCTATGCCTTCAAAATCAGCACTATCTCCACTGTATTTCAATTCATCAGTTAAACCGAATTGCCCAAAACGAGCAGAGCGTACTTCATCAACTGATAAAACACCATTTGAAATGTATTTCTCGTCCGTTTCCGCTATTAACTTGCGAATCTCGGCATCTGTTTTGCTGTCAACTTGCCATAAAGGATTGAATTTGATTTCCCATTCAACACTTTCAGGATCCACGTTAAATTCTTCAGAACGCATAATCAATCGAATAAGCTGCTCAAGAAGCGGCTTCATGACGTTTTCTTGATCTGCTGCAATACGAGCATAATAGTTCATGACATCATACTGTGCACCTGCAATTGTTCCTGCTTCTTGGCCCTTCAATACTGTCTTAGGCATTCTTGCACTTGCAGACATGACATCCCAAACGAAGTTGATAAGATTGTCAATTCCACTAACGTTGGTTGTTTGTTTGCTAAGTTCTTCACTATCGCCAATCATAGCTAATGCTTCAGTCTTGAACATAAAGTCCATGAGTAAAGAAAGTCTTCGTTTGTCAGCCTCATCTAGGTCATTGATATCACTCGATTTGTACACTTTGAATGTGTAATCGTAAAGTATTTGCCCAACGCTCCATAAGGTCGTATCAAACACCTTGAATACATCGTTCATGGCTTCAATAAGCGACTGGCCCTGTTGTTCTCCTTCAATCCATCTGGTACGAGCATGAAGCAATCGTGATGTATGCACTTCTGCATTACCTTGATGCTCGCTCTGCATGTTTTTAGATGAACGGTCGATAATGAGCGACTGCAACTTGCCATAGTCATAGCTAAATACATCCTCATTTAAAATGAATTCGCTCACCTTAAGCGAACTAAATGCATGAAGATAATCAACAGACTTTACAATGTCAGGCATTGGCTTAGCTAAATCAACAATTGAACGTTGAGTGACACCCAGTGAGATAAAGCCATCACCTTGAATGCGCTCTAGTTGAAATAGCTGCTTAAATTGATCCTTTGCTTTTAAATCAGCAAGTTTACTCATGATATTACGAGCCAGTTCGTCTTCTTTACACCGTAGAGAGAACCAATTCCTAGTCATGTCCTCTGCCGGAATATCCACCACGTTTTGCACGATACGATTCCCAGCATATAAGTTGTTTAAATCTATTGGAGCCATGCGAGTGTATGCACCAGGTACAAGTCGGGAAACTTTGTCTCGATGGGTACCACGGCCAACACCATCCATAAAGTCCGCTACATACCGCTCCATTGCATCTAATCTTTGCGTTACTGCTGTTGTTTCTGTCATTTAATCACCTATTTTCCTAATAACCTTTCGTATCTATCAATTGCACCCTTCAAATCGCTAACTTCATAGTCATCTAGCGCGTACCAAATAGCACTAAATGTATGAGGATCAATATTAAATTCATCCGGGATAATTTCATCATTCTTATTTTTCTTATAAGTCAGCGATTTCAGTTCATAAATCGTATTTTTACAGGCATCGGAGCAGATAATACGCTTAAACCGTTTTATTTTACGTGTATATTGCAACCGCGAACCTTGAAATTTCTTTGTCGCCACCATGTTAAAGCCTTGTTGACGGTAGAATTCAATCGTTTTTGGCTCTGCTGAATCCGCTCGTATACGCTCTCTTGTTTCTTTAAATTCAGCAATTTCCAAAGCAGTCTTATCGTCGGTCATCTTGTTTTTGTAATACTCATAATAGATATACAGATACTTACTCTTCTTATCGACAGCAACACGGATTAAAGCGTTATACGATTCTTCAAAGCCAAAGTCCATGCCAGCACGGAAGGTTAGAAATGGCTTTCTGGTTTTTACAATCTTCATTACTTCCTCATGTGGCATCACTTCAAATTGTGGTAGCACTTTAATGCCATTTACACCGAAGCGGCCTTTTCTGGCTACTCGATATAAATCTGGATCATAGTCCTTCATTTCATCCAGCTGGTCAACATAACTTTCAGGCAAAAATAAATTATCATCAGCTGTTGAGTGATGATAATACGTGTCGTTTGTTATGATTGTTCGTTTTTTGTATAGCTCTTCGTCATCTAATACCAATCGATTGTTTAAATCATCCTTAAAGAAATGCTTAAACGACCAATTATCTGTACTGACAGGATTTGTTGAAAGTATCATATGAAGATTTAATGTAGGATGCCGTAAACGGCCTAATAACTCTTTAAAGCCTGCATATTTAACCTCACTACATTCCTCAAGCCATACAATTGAAATGTTATTGATGGATTTCAACTTTTGCGGCTTGTCCATCCCTTTGAAGATGATTTTTGACCCATTAGGAAAGCGGATTTGCATAGGCGAAACCATACATTTCACTTTGTGGTCTAACCCTAAATCAATCACGATTTCTTCTAAGAGGGAGTAAGTAGAATCCCTATGCGTATCATATACTTCCCGAACAACCAAAGCCGTCCGCTTCTCGTCCAACAATTTCAAGATGAGTTTTAATGCAACATGATAAGACTTGCTAGATCCATAACCACCTACAAGAAATTGGAACTTGGTGGACCAATCGAACAGAAAGTCATCAAAATGCGGATTGACTTCCTTTTCCATCATCTCTCACCCTTTCGCTTAATCACAATTTCTATCGGCTGGTCATCATCTTTAGAAATGTCAGCTTTTAGCTTATCGATTTCCGACTTTGTTTTTTCTATCTCCAACTTAGCCTTTTCCTTTTTCAGCTGCTTTAGCTGCTTTTCATCTAGAAGATCCATATGCTTCGACAAATACTCTAAGGCTTTCATCTTGTCGGCTAGTTTCACCGTAATACCGTCTCTGCCTTGCTTAACTTCTGCAATTAGAGTGCCATCAATATGGGTGGAATCGGCTAGTCTAACATAGCTGTATGCTTGCTTAACTATATTTCCATTTGCATCAATCTTAGGGAAGCCATCTTCTTCATAAACAATCTCTTCTTCAGTGCCGAATGTCATGTATTCCGTAACATCAGCAAATGCTATGTCTATCCACTTTTGAATGAGGACTTGTTTACTTAATAAAGCTTCATTTGTTATTTCATCGCGCACACGGACAATTTCATCACGTATCTTAGGTTTCTTTAGGTGACGAGAACCTTCCACCATTGCCGTAGTATAAGCACACTCGTATGCTCTTTGATAAGCTTTTGTAGCATTCCAACATTTCACATAATATGCTACAAAGAGCCTTTGTTTATCGGTTAAGTCATTATCCTCCCTCACAACTATTTCCGATTCACAAGGCTCTTTTTTTACGTACTTTTTATTCGGACTAGCTTTGTTTTTTGTGTGCACACATCTTTGTTTTGTGTGCACACTTTTTTCATCCACTTCACTGTCGATTTTGTTCCATTTTCGTGTTTTCCATGACTTTACTGTATTGATAGTGACATCATATTTTTTAGCAATATCCTTATACTTCATGCCATTATCATAATCGACTTTGGCGAGTTCATATTTCTCAACCACTCATTCACACCACCTCCTGGATAGGTCATTTTTTGCAAAATAAAAGCACCACCTTTAAGTGGTGCCTTAGCTATAAAAATAGTTTTATGTATGTATAATACATTACAATTAAAGTGACAACGGTTGCTATAAAATTTCTAACTATCGCCGGAACCTTAATCATACTTAAGATGAAACTGGTTAGCCCGTATGCTATTACAATTGCGAGTGCAAAACTCATAAGTTGCATTCCCATAGTATTCAGCATCTTTGTTAAAGGGCCATCGATTTTATCCATATTTTTCTCCTCACTTCCCCATCAACTATATTAAAAAACGACAAGGGAGTATATTACATTTCTGATAACCATAATAAAAAACGTTCCGAAGGATGCTTAACTACTTAACTTCGCTATTTTTATTTATTTGACTACAAGCAACTGTCATCCAAAAGCCAATTTGAAATATGAAGAATGATGTCAAAAAAGGGTGATTGAATATTGTTTCTATTTTTGATTCCCCCTATACTATTTTTAGAAAGGTTGTGAAACTATTGAAAATAGAAATTTTGCCAAAGTTCGTAGATGAAGCCGCAACTCCAGTAGCACAAAGTGTAGGTAATTCCATAGCTGGTGTTTGGAACTTGGTTTTTGGTAATCATGTATCCCTTTGGTTAAAAAAGCAAGAAGTAAAACACCAAAGAAATTATGAGGATTTTGTATCCCGAACAAATTCTAAGGTTGAGAGTATCCCGGAAGAAAATCTGAAAGAACCAGAGATGTATATGATTGGTCCAGCTATAGAAGCTTCTAAATATTATATTGATTCAGAAGAGTTGAGAGAAATGTTTGCTAATTTAATTGCTGCTTCTGTAGATTCAAGAATAAATGAAAAAACTCACCCATCTTTTGTGGAAATTATAAAACAACTAAGTCCTTTGGATGCTTTAATACTAAAGAATTTTCTTATAGGAGAAATATATCCTATCGCTCGTATCAAAGTAAGCAACCAAGTTAAAAGTGAATATAGAATTATTTATGAAAATATTATGGAGTTTACACCAAAAGAAGATTTCGAAGCAACAATTTCCTCTATTAGCAACCTCCAAAGGCTTGGATTAGTAGTCATTGACTATAATCAGTACTTAACACAACCATTCACTTATGATTATATTGAACAGTCACCAGCATATTTAAAATCTCAAGAATATATTGACGACACTTTTTCTAAAGTTGATTTTAATAAGGGTATTATATCTATAACGCCTTTAGGTCGTAACTTTGTTCGTACATGTTGCGCTAATTTTTAAAGCAAGATTAATCAAGTTAACTACTCTTTTAAGGACATCCTTATGATGTCCTTTTTATACGGAACTTTATTGAGGTATATATCATTATTATGATTTCGCCATCTCAAAAATTCCCTACACCATTTTACATATATTTTTTATCCCATTACAACATCAATGGGTTTTGTCATAATGTCTAGGATTTGTCTATTTTGTCTTATTTGTACGACGATGTCTTTTTTGACACTTTGCACATAATCTTTTGATAAAGCTAAGTGAGTTGATATGTATCGGTAGGTCATCCCATCCAATAGCAAATCATAAATGGTCTTGTACAGTTCTGATTCTAATATCTGAAAGACGTATTCTAATGCATACACTCTTCGTTCGAGGCGGATTAAACGTTCATATTGCTTTTCTTCCCGAATATCCATCTGTTCTAGTTCAGCTCTACTTTTTATCGAAGATCCACCTGGCATAGCTGCCTCATCCCCATATTTAGCCACTCCCCAATTTCTCATAGGGATAGATTCACCAAAAAGAATATTTTGCAGACGTTTGATTTCTACCTTCATCCAGCGGTAATCACGTATCATGTCGTTGATTGCTTCTGTTGTAATCTCAGTAATTTTCCCCATATCCATCTACCCCTTTATATTAACGTCTGCTCCGAACTGCACCGCCGCGTTTTTCGTATATTTGCCGATTGGTACCCATTAAGTCCAGTAGATCTCAATGGGACAGTTTCTCAGTTTTCTTTTTTCTTGCTACATCTTTTCTCTTTGTCTTAGGTGCTCGTTTTGACTTTGTTAATCCTTTCCCAACTAATTCTCTCCTTAATGTCCTCATTTCCTCCACCGCCTATATATTTTTAAATGCAAAAAGGGATGCTGAAAGAAACAGCCTGCTTGCACTGTTTCCTGTCAACATCCCCGGTATTTTCCGTAAGGAATAAATATTGTAATGTATTACTATTTTATCATGTCTTGTCCTCGGTACCTAATAGTTTCGTTACGTTTTATATCATGAACACAGCCATTTTGATAGACAATTTCTACTTGTCCAAATGCAATCGGCGTAATTTTTGTTAATTTACCTTTTTCTAAAATGTAGACCCCATTCTCTTTTAAATCATGCTCTTTCGGTGTCATATCATATCCCCCTTCAATTCTATGAACCTACTGCGTATTTCAAGTAATCTAGCACTATACCATTTTCCGACTTAATCTTTTGGCATTGCTCAGAAAAGTATTGATATGGAATGGACTTTTTGCCACCTTTTTGTGCAACGTCCCAGAATTCTTGCAATCTCTCAAACGGCAAATAATAGATTTCACCCTGTTTAGATGCGAATGAGACAATTAAGAATGCAGCTGCTCCTTGTTCATGCCATGATTTCAAGAAACGGTATTGATGATCATGCAGGTTTTTTAGTGGGAACCGTGGCTCTTTTGTTTCCTTTGCATCAAATACAATAGATCTCCCATCACTAATGCCAATATAATCTGTAAACTCACCTTTCGTTAAGGTACCGGACACTTTACTTCCTGCAACTTTGAGTATTTTTACTGGTGTCGGAATTTTTTTAACGTCCGCTTTCCTTGTGTTCAGATATTGCTTGTTTGTTATATCCAGCAATCGCTCAAGAATTGCTCCACGATTAGCGTAAGTTCTATTTTGACCTCTCAATAGTCGCTCTCCATTCTAAAATAAAGTCATCTGTTCCTGTCTTACTACTTGATTACGGATAGAAATTGCAGAAACAATAATTCCTTCTATCACGATTTCCCAATTCGAAATAATTTCTTTAATCTTGCCGCGTTTCCACTTCATATCCCAATACTCAACTTCTTGACCAGCTTTCCAACCGAAGTCATGTGACTCGATCGCTTTACGAAATTGTGGAACTAGATTGTTCCATTCAGGATAATTCTTCTCGGCTAGGAGCTCGCTCATCTGTTTGCTGATTCTCTCCCATTCAGGCATGATTATCTCCCCTTTTAGTAGAACAAGTCATTCGAACTTTTCATTATTAATTTCAGAACCTTCTGAAACCTTATAACCCTCTTTTTCCATAGCTTTTATAAAATGCTCTGCAAACGGAACGACTGCTGTAGCACTTTTATTGAACTTCTGTTGCATATCAACATAGCTTTCATATCGTCTTCTTCTGCCATGCTGACTATTAGACCCTTCAGACATTACCCTCGGTCTACTTGCTTTAATCTGGATGCCTGTTTTTCTAATGTTCATGGGTAGCCTCCTATTCAGTTAACTGGAATCTTGTAATTAAATCAGAATAATAAATAAACACGTTGGTCATAATAAAGATGGACGGTCCATTAACCGTCGTTCACACCGTTATTCCCCACACGCTTGAATTCCATTTCGAGCGTGTAATTCGTTTATCTTCCGAATAAATTTTTTTGAATCTCTTTGTATAAACTGCTCTTACAAGGATTATAATGTAGGAGAACGGTGTAATAACCGTTGTAATCGCCTATCTTATCGCACGTTTGACTCACCTCAAGCGTGCTTTTTATTTTCTTCGGTTGGTGTATTTCCCAATAGGATTTTGTTCTTATAATTAATATGATAATCACTTATATCCAGAAGAAAAAAAGCATTCGAAGTGTTTATTCAATAGTGAATTTCTCGGAATCTGGGTCATATAATGTCTGTAGTTTAAAAAGGTGGTGAAGAGATGTATCGTTTCACTATTGAGCTGAGGATCACTGAACGTGAACTTCTTATTATCCTCCTTGTTGCGAAAGTATTCGGTTACTAAGGTTTAAGGATAACAACATGATTTTCGTTGTTATCTGAGGATGATAATAAAATTAATAGTGAAATGGCATCTTTTCTTTTAAATATCTAGAGTAAGCATTACCAAATGCGATTATTATTTGCATCTTGGTAATATCTTTTTGATTTAACTACATATCCATAATCCAGTAGCTTTAAATCCTGGTATGCTTTTGTTGGCGAATCAAATATGCACTCCTCGGTAACTTCAGTTTGAAAGGAATTAGTTTTTCGATTGTACGTTCGTTTTCCATTCGCTGATTGAATGACCCAAACAGGAATTTCAATTCCCATTCCACTGCTATATTCCATGTAATTTCCTCCTTCGCTTTTTAGTCGTAATGTGAACTAAACATTTGTCTTATAGATAACCATTATTCCGTAGCCATCATTGTTCAGACTCATTTTAATATCAATAATTTCAACGTTTTGATTTTCTGCTAACCACTTATTGATTCCATCTTCACCGTCACAATATATTTGAATCATCATTTTTCCTCCTTCTCATTTTGTTTCAACTGCGTATTTGACGGCCCTTTTGTTTCTCATGTTGTATGTACTCACCGTATTGTTATGATAACTAGACTTTTAGAACACCTGGCTTATTCGTCAACCAGGTATTAAAAGGACCGCTCACCCTATCGATAAAAATAACGATTTCCTCATATCGATTCTGTGCTTCCACAATGTAGCCGACTTCGTCAATGATTTTTCGGACTTCTACTTGGTAACCAAAACCTTCTAAGTGAGAAGCTTCTTTTGCAGCAACTTCTTTTAAGACTTTGAGCTTGTGTCTGTTTTTCATTTCCCCACTCCTTTTTCTTTTTTTAATTTCACCGGTATACCGTTTCCATTAACTTGTGGAGCGTCCTTGCGCCATCCTTCCCGTTTGAGTGTGCTGATTTCTTCTCAGTTAAAATGGCCGCAAACGATACGACGCTCTCTATCGACAATCTTGTAAAGTGTCATGATCGTTTCCATCATCAAGCACCTCAAATATGGTCATTTGATTTTTTAAGAACTCTTCATACGCTTGTTTTTTCTTACATATTGGTCCAATACCTCGCTCGATTGACTTTTTGGATTTCAAAGGTCTATTACAGCGTGGACACAACATTGTTAAGCACCTTCTGAGAGCAGTAGATTCCTTGAACATTAAAAACCGAGTTGTGGTATTTAAACGAGATTGCTAGAATATGTTGCTCTTCTGGACAGTAATATATGATTGTTAGGAATAATCTCTTTGAAGTTTTAATATATTTATATAAACGACCCTCAAATTCTAGTTGAGGACTGACAGATTTATAGTTTCGATATATTTCAGAGAGTGATTGATAGCTTTGATCTTTGTTAATGCTGACGACTTTCATTTCTTTCACCGCCCTTGTTTATTTATTGCGTTTATTCTTTTCGTATCTATTCCATTTCGAAAAGCTTCGGATTTCCATATAAATCATTAAGTTGAAACCCAGCAGAGCTACTATAAGAGCACATAGGTTGAGGAATTCGTTTGTCATAAGCACCCACCTCCTATTGTTCTAATACCCGTCTAATAGCCAATACAGAATGAAGTATGCGATATTTTACGAAAATGAGAGGACGTCCACCAATTTGATGGACCCCTCTTTCCTTCAGCTCAGCCATCAGGATTTCCCGCTTCAATTCATTTAGCATATGGCTTTTCTGCCAACACTTTCGTGATATTCAAGGATATAGTCACTGTATTCGCTATATAGACCAACTGGAGCCTTATGCTTTGCCAGCATGTCTTGGACATCCTGTTCGTCATAACACACTGTTTTGTTTACCATGTCACAGTCTTCGTTTAGCCAAAAAATGAGCGCGTAAGGGATTTGATTGAAGCCAATGAATGTTGGAGTCACTTTTCTCCCTCCTCAAACGGGTTATCTATTTCATAAAAGTCACGACCGATAAAGAAGTTACCGCCTTTGTCCGGAAGAGGAACACCTAACTCATCTGTTTCAAATGTAGCTGCCTCTTGTGTTATTTTCGTACCGCAATCATGACACTTCATGTAACGATTGGATTCGCGATTATATCGATTACCTTCATTTCCACATTGAGGGCAAAAATAATGTGATTTATAAAGTTTATAGCCTTCTTCTGTTTCACGTATGTCACAGCTTTTTGGTTGTCGCTCTCCCAGTATTTCGAACGGTTTATGTGATAATGTTTTGGTTGCTCCCACCAACGGTAACTGCCGAGAGTGTTTTGGTTTGCTAGCAATATCATTTTTTGGAATCGATACTCCTTCATGCCATACTCCATCTCCACAATTTACAAGACTCGTTTGGTCAGCTGGTTCTGTAATGGTTGCTACGACTTCTTTTAAGGGTGTTTCTTGAGTATTGGTAAGACGTTCAAATGAATGTCCACATACACCGAAGAAACCTTCTATAGCCATTTCAATATGTTTGTCATTACCTTCAGTTATGTTTAAAAATGAGTTATTTAGCTTTAATTCAATGTTCATTGTTTTCCTCCTTGAAGAGCAGTTGCTCTAATTTATTGTTTTCATATTCACTTTCTCGATCACGAACCGATTCTTCTGGCATGAACAATTCCATACATAACTTTTTCAACCGGCTCCCTACGCGACTGTCATCACCTTCTGCATAACTCTTGATTTGCCCATCTTTAGATTTGTATTGCTGCGTCCCAAATTCTTCAATGGTAAGGTTAGACGTAATTATTGTTGGTAGCTTTTGTTCAACCCGATAATCAAAAATGGTATAAAGCAGTTCCTCAACAAATTCGGAAGGTTTTTCCGCAGCTAAGTCATCAATAACGAGCACATCTACTTTTTGAAATGCTGAGATTACATCTAAATCGTTCATATTACTCCCTTGGCTGTACGTTTTACGAACTTCTTTTGACATATTTACCGCTTTTACTACCGCTACGTTAACTCCTAATTGATGAACAAGGTCATTTGCTATGCTGATTGCTAAGCGTGTTTTTCCAGAACCCTTAATGCTTGAATAAATATATAGGCCCTTTCCGGCACTTTTCATCTCTTCAAAGTTCTTGATGTAATTAACTGCAGCTAAACGATTAACTTTGCCGATTTGCTTATGCTGCTCAGTTGTATAAACACCGTAATTAAAATTATTCAGGTGAGCGTCCTGAAAGAGTTTTGGAATGCCAGCTGTAGAGAGTTTCTTTTTTAACTCCAGTGCTTTTTGACGTTGTCCATAGCATTTACAAGGTTCTTTCCATTCGAATTTTTTATCAGCTTTATATACCACTTCATCATCCAATTTCCCATTCTTTTGGATTTCTGCAGCTATGCTCCAATCTTTGAACCATAACAACCCAGAGCCATCACATTTATGGTAAGGACACTTATCACTCGCTTGGTTGATCTGTTCGATTGGATTCTCCCTGTAATAACTTTGCACGTCGTTCATGCGCCGCTTTAATTCTGGACTCTTTTCCATCATCTCTTCCAAAGCTTTGTTTATTGGTTGCACTATTTTCACTCCTTTTGCGATAAAGTTCCAAAGTTCGCAAGTCTGATATATTTTGTTCTTTCCAACTTCTTAAGACTTTCCCCATATAAATCGCTGGGCTTTTCACATCACGCTTAAGAGCTGTCATTTTCAAAGCTTCGTAGATTAATTCTGTTGGATATTCTTGGTACAAGTAATTTATTTCTTGTTGCTCCATAGATCTGACTAGGCCAAAGTTGTTTTCATAGACTTTTATTAAGTTCCCAAAATTAGGATCTATCCTAAATCCTCCTCCTGGGTTGTGTATATTCGTTGTAGCTGTAGTTTCTTCATTGCTGAGGAGGATGTTGTTAGTATTATTTAAGTTAATATTATTTAAAGAATCAGTATTACTATAGTTAGTATTACTATTAATGGATTCTCCTACGTAGGGAATCCCTACATAGGGTTTTCCTACATTGGATTTTCCTACGTAGGATTTTCCGTCATAGGAATCATGTAAATATGGTTCAACTGTATAGTTATAGCCTTTAAGGTGTCCCTTTTCATCTCGAATCCTTTCACCTCGAATTAGGTAACCTACTTCTAACAATTCCTTAATAATAGATTTAACTGAATCCGGTCCATTTTTAGCACGCTTAACAATATCGGTTTCATAAAACTTCCAATCATCTGGTTTGCTAAGCAGATACAGCATTAAACCTTTTGCTTGCCATGAGAGATTCTCGTTATTCGTAATTTCATTATCAACTTGTGTGAAGGCACGTTGCTTACGACTTTTCCGTAGAATATTTTGAGTATCTTGGTTCATGTCGTACCTTCCCTCCTTTAAAAAACTTTAAATTGTGTCAATTCTTGATGTATCTGGCTCAACCGTCCCTTTGTAATTTGAATATTATTCTGGTCATCTTTCTCCATGTATTCATGTAACCAAGAAAGTTGATAATCCAACTCAAGATGTAATGCTTTTATTGTCTCTACTTTTTGATTTGCTCTAGCGATTGCATTGACAATCGATTCTATTAAATTCATAGTCCTGCCCCCTTATAATCTATTCGTTTCGCAAATCGCCAATCTATTCCTGACTTTAATCACCCGATAGCCTTCGTAACGCTTCATATATTCGAGTACTAGCCTTTTAATTTCATCTTTATCGCCCTGAGCTTGTTCAAAGATCCATGCAGGCAAGCACACTTTTGTTTGATTATTCATCTAACAAAAATCCAATCTCATAAGTGCTTGATAACTTTTTTGTGGCTCTGCAATATGCACACTTTTCACATCTAATAGGAGTGGCTAGACCTTGCTTCGTTTTAAGCATGCTTGGTAGATATGTTTCGACATACTCAAGTTCAAAATTGAAGCGACTTTCATCAAAGTGAAGAATTGCCTTGTCAGGAGGATTCTCCTTTGTTACTGCCACAATATAAGGAGTTAGTTCATAACCTGTTGATTGCTTTATGATTTCTCTGTAAATAGCCATTTGTAGCACGTAGTCAAAGGATTCAACGAACGAAACGTACTTCTGATACTTATCATTCCAAAACCGCTTAGAAAGGCTCTGTGTGGTCTTCAAATCACTAAAGAAACCTTGTTGCAAATTGATGTTATCAACTTTCACTTTCCAATCAGCCCCGAATAAATGACCTGTGAAAATTTGTTCTTTCTCACCTGATAAAGCAAACATCGCAAAATCGTCACTCTTCAATGTTTCAATCATTCGATCTGCTTGTTCAAAATCGGCATATTTTCCGCCGCGGTTTTTAAATATGGCATCATGTTCTTGCTCACAAAAGTTATTGAATGCTGCATCACTCTCAAATGCCGCATGAGTGTAAGAACCAACCGTTAATGCATTAGAATAAGGTTCGATATACTCGCCGTTTAATTTCGCAATTTCCGTAGCTTCGCATTGCATCATGCTTTTGAATTGGGAAACCGAGAAATACTCTCGGTTCGCCTCCTGTGAATGGTAATTCTCACTGTTCAAAGCTAATTTCATCGTCATCTTTTGGGTCCTCCTCTACCTTCGTTTCAGGCTTTGGCGCTTCTTCTTTTTTCGTTTCAGTGAATGCTTCCGCTAATCCACTCGACTCTTTTTTACCAGCGCTTTTGTCAAACCAATCCTCTGCTTTGGACATACCATCTCTTAGCGAGTTGAAAATCTTAATTAAGTCAAGGTAATCACGCTCTGTAAATGCCTCAGCATTGTATCCAAAACGTTCTTCAATCATTGGTTGTGTAACTCGATGCTGTTCCTTGAAAGCGCCTAGCGCGCTTGCTATACGTTCTTTTAAAGGTTTGCTATTTTGCCCTGCTAGTGTCCGTTCACATTCTTCTACCGCCTTATCAACTATGTCTCCTGGAATAATTCCTAGAATGCAGGCTCTTAATCGTCGCGAACCATCGCTAGCTACCCGTTCGTAAATATCCCGAGGATCTTCTAATTTCTTGAGCTTACCTTTTGATTTGAACGAATGTTTCACCGTAAATACTTTTTCTTGTCGGACATTTGTTTCAAGATCCCAGGCATATGCCATTGCTACTGATTCACCTTCACGTTGCTCAAGCTCTTTAATTCCGAATGAAAGGTTTCCCCAATTTTGTGCGAGAACTTCTGCCAATCGAATAGATGGTCCGGTCACTTTCGTTCCACCGCGTGGGTACTGATACATCGCAACATTTGCTAATGCAGGCCGTTTACAGTTGTCTAGAATTCGTTGTTCAGATTGAAACGTGTTACGCGGAAACTGCTTCGCCATGAAAATTTGTCCTTTGACTTCTTCCATCTCACGAGAAATGCTAGCTTGCGCTGGTACGCCATGCCCCTGACTTTGACTTGGAAATGCTTGTTGGTACTGATATTGTTGTGATAAGTCATTCATTGAAAGTTCCTCCTTATTTGTGGTAAGATATCTGAAAATATGATTGTTTAAGGACCACTTGTGCGAGTGGTCTTTTTTATATTTCTTGGATGGCCCCACTCTTTTTGAGATGGTTTTCCAGGCACGTTGTGCAGCAAAAAAGTTTATCTAGAAAAAGGACTCCTTCGTAACCTTGAAAAACTGAATCCTTACATTCTTCACAACGTCCTACTGGCGAAGCGTACGTTTCTTGAAAGCCTTGTCCATTAACCATTGGATTTTCTAACACGATGAATCCTCCTTACTTTGTTGGATATTCAACACTTAGTGCTGTAACACAGTCAATTGTATTAATGAAGCCTTCTTCAACTAGCATGTCGTATACAGTTTTATTACTGTTATTTGTCATTAATGTTCGGAAATGTTGAGGCTCCAATACATCAATAGCAAGTTCAGCAATCTCATGCTGTAGCGTGTGCTCATCAAACAGATAAAAGTTACTGTCAAAGAAATTCTCCAATTCATCTGCGGTCATCTCGACAACTGCATCATGTAGGCTACGTGAGAATAAAAACTGATTCGCCAAATTAGGATTATGAGAGTAATCTAAAATCCCGTTTGTTAGCTGCTTTACCAAACTAATCGCACCTTTCTATTTAATTTGATGCCATTAACTCGCATCATGAAGCACATGATTTGATAAATAAATTGGAGGCCTTATCACCTCTTTGTTTATATTTCATGTGCTTCATGACAGGAGTTATCCTGTCGTGTTATACTGAATGTACAGTTGATTTATCACGTAGCTGGCTAACCCCTTAAGTTAGCCAGCTATTTTTCATTTTCATCCCTGTACATAAAAACCATTGAGGTGAAGATGATAGTACCCGCTATAGCAAATAGCACGATAAATAAAACTTCTAGTGGATCATACATATAACCTCACCGTATCAGCAGAGATGCCTTCCTTTCGCATACTCATTGCTATATCTCTCAAACGCTTTTGATTTTCACGTTTGAGTTGCAATTGATGTAATGATTGGATGGATTTTTGAGCATCCAACAAACACTGCATGGCTTTTTCTAAGTCTCCCTCGCCTACTAACGCATCTGCTTCAACTAGCAAATCCTCAACACATTCCAGTTCAACTACTACTTTTTCTACATCCTCTGCTCTATATATTTGCTCCAATTATTAGCCCTCCAATTAGTTTGTTTATCCAAAACGTACCTGTCCGTCGTTTTGTTTATTTTTAATCCCACTCGTTCATAATGATTTCTTTAATAGCTGTTAATGATGGTTCATAAAGCCATACTCTTTTACCACGCGGACCACGCTGGCGTTGATATTGTTTAACACGCGGATCCGTAAGTATATATTCTTCTAAAAAGCTCTTTTCGAATGGCAGGGCCTCCGACATTTGATTGATATCCCAAAAGAGAAATACTGGTCTTGAAGCTTCACGGACAAGAGTTTGAAATTCTTGTTCAATTTTCTCCTCCGTAATACCGCTCATTTCAAAAAGCACCTTAATTACTGAACTTTCAGATTGTTGGATTTGCAACTTCCATTACACCACCTTCAACAAGTTCAAGCTGTTTGTATTTGTTGCAATCATCGATTTCCATTTGTAAAGCAGTTTCCGGTCTCCACGTTTCAATGAAGCGTAATGCTTCAGCAAATTTCAGTCTAGGTAATCCTGTGTAACGAGCGATTTTGAAATACTTTTTAAAATCTCTCCAGAAAGCTTGAAATACTTTTCTTCCTATTCGCCTATATGCTGACGATTCGATACCGCCCATTGCCTCTAACGCTTTTGCTTGGCCTGATTTGCGAATGGTGTATTCTTGATCGCTATCGATTCGCATAGTCTCTTTTAGCTCGCCTATATCACTTTTCAAATTCTTGATATCCTGTTCATGTTGCAAAGCCGCTTGAAGAGCCAGTTCCAGATTATTAACAGGTTGTATGTATGAACCTGTTTTGCGAATAGCAGGTATGACGTCTATAGCTAGCCAATCTTGAAATTGTTCTGCAACCTCATTCGATGCTTTGAATGCAAGTTTGTAAACAAGAGGTTCAGGTATTAAGCTGCCTTTCGCCACTTGTGGCGAATTTGGAGGCAAGTAACTATTTACGCGATTCCATCTTACGTACTCAGTTCCATTTTTCGTATCCGTAATACCTAAACACTTAGCAACTTGTTCCGCATCGAATAAGATGGTTTCACTTTCGATTTTTGCTCCGACTTCGAATAATTCGTTTTTGAAGATTTGTAAAGTTTTGTGCTCATTATTTTGCATTTTTATTCCTCCCCTTCTGATCCCTTTTGCTTATTGAAAATTCCATTATAAATACTTAAAATAATAAAGAGTGAAATTTATTATTTAAAATATTATTTTGAGTTAAAAAAAAGGAACTCAACGCTTTTTTCAAGAGCGTTAGCTATTTTTAAAGCATTTGGATATTCAGGGGCCTTGTTGATACCTCGCTCCAAATGGGCAATCGCTCCTTGAGACATCCCAACTTTTTTTGCTAACTTAGATTGTGTTAGTTTTTTAGCTAACCGCGCATTTATTAGATTTACATTTGCTTTTGTTTTGCTTTCGATTTTGGCAACCATTTTCCCACCTCCCATTTATTATTTAAAATAATATTCCGTTGCCTTAAAAACAATATATATTATTCAAAATAATAAATCAAGTAATTTGTGAAAAAAATTAATATTTGTAGTAATATTTAAGGTGTGCTTTGCGTAGAGCAGGCAACTATATATAGAAAGGAAGTGAGTTTTTGAAGGACGTAAAATTCGATGTCATGCTCCGTACTCTTAGAAAAAGGGAGAACATGACTCAAGGGGAACTAGCAGAGAAATTAGGCATAACACAAGGTTCTTTATCCCATTATGAGCGGGGAGAGCAATTTCCTGAAGTACCTGTATTACTTAAAATAGGCGAGTTTTTTGATGTCTCGTTAGACCAACTTATGTATGCAGTTATGAAAAGCGCCAATGAAGTAATAGATGAAAACAACAGGCTTTTAGTGGACCTTGATAATAATATTCCTATTCCTGAATTGAGGGGAAAGTATAAGTTTGTATCTGATGGTAAAGAATTAACTGACGAAGAAATTAAAGCAGCGCTAGAACAAATACAATTCCAGCGCTTTAAATCTCAGTCTAATTAATTTTCTCATTAAATTTGGTGTTCGATTTTTGGAAAACAATACTCGCTAATAGTAGTTTTAAATCTACTACCTGGATTTTTTGATTTCTAGGGGGCTCAACTTTTGTTTTAATAGCGAACATCTCCTTGTTTTTCACGAACGTGTGTTCTTATTTAATTTCATTATACCATACTTTTACTATTTAAGTATATTTAATAGTTTGATAATTTTCAATAACTTTTTATCATTATGTTGGTTTTATAGTAATCATTTCTATATTTATAGTCAATAATATCTAATGACTATAGTCAATATGAATGAAAACTTCTATTGTTCCTACTCCAAAACGTACCTGTCCGTCGTTAAGGAGGAACATAGATATGGCAAGACAGAAACTACAAAAGACTAGAAAAGAAAATATTTATTGGTATCAAGATAGTGATAAAAAGAAAAAGTATGCGTATAGATATAAATATTACGATCACGTAGGAAAAAGGCGAGAAAAATCTAAACAAGGATTTAATTCAGATGTTGAAGCTGAACGAGCATTAACTAAAATTAAATCGACTATATTAAATGGTGGAGAGAAAATTGCTCTTAATGAACAAATTACAGTTGAGCAATGGATGGACGTGTATCTGGATCGCCAACAAGCAAAGTGGAAAGTGTCCACTGCAGCTAATTACAAAAGAATCACTATCCTATATATCAAGCCGCTACTAGGTAAATATAAAATGTCCAAGTTAACCCGTGGGATATATGAGAAAGAATTCGTTGATCAACTGACGAACATGGGCAAGTCTGCGAAAAGCATTGAGTTGTACCATGGTTTCTTTATGGGCGCTATTAATGCAGCTGTCGATGAAGAAGTTATACAGCGTAACAAGATGTCAAAAGCTGATTTACCAAAAGTAGCTAAACAAAATGCTAATGAACTCGAAGGTAATTATTTGACTGTACAAGAATTACAAAAACTTTTAAGTTGTGTTAAACGTGAGTTTAGTTTGACAAGATATATGCTCATACTGCTACTAGCCAGTACCGGTATGCGTAGAGGTGAAGCTTGTGCATTACGTTGGTCAGAAATCGACTTGCAAAACAAAAAGCTTTCCATTAACCATACGCGGGATCATTTTGGTGAACGGACAACTAAAACAGATAATAGTATTCGTACTATTGACATTACTGATTTCTTGGCATCACAATTTGAGAAATACAAAGTATGGTGCAAAGAAAGAAAGTTAACTTTTGGCATGAAACATGCTGAAAGTGATTATGTATTTATCTCTCGTAATTGTAATCCGATAAACCAAAACGAAGCATCCATTGTTTTGGATCAAGTTACCGAACATTACGATTTAAAAAGAATAACGCCTCATGGTTTGAGACATACATTTGTTTCAATACTTATTTCGAATAATGTACCCGTGACTAGCATTGCTAAGATTATTGGCGATACACCGCAAACCGTCATGAAGACATATGCTCATTCGTTTGAAGAAAATGAAAAGAAAGCAATGAAAGTTCTATCCGAGATTACTAGTATCAATTAA